ATTAATATTTTTATGGTATATGATACTTGCCCCAAAGTTATCGCACAAGCAATCCTTGATTACGCTTATACTCCATTAGAAAAACGTGAAGAGTGTGAAGAAGAAAAGAAGTATTGGGTTGTACTGCCAAAAAGAGATTTACAACATTATGCGATTTCTAAGGCACAGTCAATAAGTATACTTAGTCATAAGTTATATAAAACTAACTATACTCTAAAAGAACTTCGTGAAATTGATTTCTTAATAGAGATTGATGGTAAGTGGTATATGAAACTTGAACTTGAGGAGTTGAAACATGATTAACCGAGTAATAGTAGTTGGTAACCTAACCAAAGATCCTCAATACTTCAAAACACAATCCGGAATCTCTTATGCTCGGTTTACTTTAGCAGTTAATAAGAAGTATGGCGATAAAGAAGAAGTGTCGTATATCTCTTGTATCGCTTGGCGAGGAGCCGCAGACTATCTGAATCAGTATGGCAAAAAGGGTAACACCGTCGCAGTTGAAGGACATATCACAACTGGAAGTTATGATGATAAGACCACTGGTAAAAAGGTTTATACCACAGACGTTACAGCTGACATTGTATTGTTGATGAACGGACAAAGAAGCAATCAAGAGTCATCACAAGCTAAATCAAGTTCAAAGCCTAGTAACTCAAGCGATAATGTTTATGGAAAAGATAGTATAAAGTTTGAAGACACTGAAGAGATTGATTTCAATACTGGTCCACTGATTGATATCTCAAGTGATGATTTACCTTTTTAATGAATGCTTCTGATGTTAAAAACGCATTAATCAGATACTCGAATCTAAAAAGAGAAATACAAGATGATTTAGATTTGATTGATGAGATTGATGCAAAACGATTTAAGATTGGTGGATCAATTGCTAAATTACCTGAAAACCCAAAGTCTAGAAGTGAAATCATTATTGCGAATATGGATAAGTTCGATTCCGCTACACTCACTTATAACATGCATATGTTCCAGCTTTGGATTGTTAACGACATATTAGAAAAGATTTCATTAATGGCTTATAAATGGCCAGAAGCTAAACAAGTACTACTTGATCGATATGTTAAGTGCTATTCACAATCAAAAATGGAAGAAGTCTATGATGTTGAGATTAGGATAATTAATCGAAACATTAACAAATATATCAACTGGTATGTCGAATATCATAACAACTCATTGAAGAAAGGCAGACAATGAAAGTATTTAAAATTGATAAATGGATTGAATGGAAGAAATCAAAAGATAAACTAAGTGATGAAGATGTAAAAAATCTAATTTACTTGAACAATATGAATGAATGGAATTTAATTGGAGTTAAGCAGTTAGAAGAAGAAGGACACATTATTCTTGATGAATGGTGTGATTATGTATATCAAACAATAACAAAGTTTAGAGGTAAACGAGTAGATAATGGTGAATGGGTTTATGGGTATTACTTCACTACTCCATTGACCATAGAAAACTTCGGAGCTGGTCATTTAGGAGATGGGATTAAAAGACATTGTATATCAACTGATATGGGGGTTGTTTACGCAGTCATTCCAGAAACAGTAGGACAGTTCACAGGATTGAAAGATGTCGCAGATTATGATATCTACACTGGTGACATCGTGCGTGTCTATTACAACGGTTATGAAGAAACATCGGTTCACGAAGTAAGATACATGATTGATGAGAGTTACCCTGCATTTGACCTAGTTCCAATCATCAATTTCGCAGATTCAAACTCATTGCAATACGCATTTATAGCTTATGCAATTGAAGTAATTGGCAACATTCACGATAATCCTGAACTACTTGAAAGTAATCAAAACAACTGATATTCTATTTAAGAAGAAACTCTTCACTATCATCTAGAATATGGCAAGTAAAGGCTCGTAGAAATACGAGTTTTTATTTTTTTTAAAATTGTCCTGTAGGACAACTTTCAAGTATGTTATAGTGTATACAGGAATTAACATGAAAACATTGAAAGGCAGAAATAATGCCTTTTTTATTTTGGAGAACAAATGGAACTACTAGAAGCAGTTGAAAGATCTACAAAAAAACATCCTGGTGGTAAAACAACTATAAACTGGAATAATGTTAGAGAACTGATGGGAGATGGTTTCAGTAAAGAAACATATAGATCAAGATATAGAAGATTAACTGGAAATCTTAAAGATAACTCAAAGATTCGTCATAGTGTTAGTAGAGCATTTAAAAAGGGTTTAACTGATTCAAGAGATATTATTGCTAAGCAAATACAAAGAACAGTAACAATTGATGAGTTATGTTATGCAACTAAATTAACTCAATTAGAAGTGTTAGGGCACATTGAACAGCTAAGAATTGAAGGATTCGATATTGTTCAATCTGTTGTAGGGACCAATGTTTGCTATCAATCGAATAAGAAAATGCCTATAACTTATCACGAATTTAAACATTTCCATAATGTTGAGAAAAAGATAAAGATAGGCATAATTTCTGATACACATATTGGATCCAATTATTTTCAAAAGATGTTTCTTGATTTAGCGTATGAAGATTTCAAGAATAATGGAGTTACAGAAGTATATCACTGTGGAGATATTACAGAGGGAATGTATACGAATAGACCGGATAGCATCTATGAAATGAACGCTATTGGGTTTGATCAACAAGTAGATGCAGTAAAAAAGAATTATCCAAAAGTCGATGGTATAACGACTTTTTTTATTACTGGTAATCACGATTCAACACATATGAAGAATGGTGGAGCTAATGTTGGTAAAGCCATATCAAAAGATAGATTAGATATGATTTACCTTGGACACGAAAATGCTAAGGTTTGGTTAACTGAAAAAGTTGACTTAGATTTAGTTCATCCACGTGATGGTAGTTCTTATGCATACTCATATAAACCACAAAAAAGAATTGATGCAATGAGTGGTGGATCTAAACCAAAGATTATGGCCATAGGTCATTACCATAAGAACATCACGATGTTTTATAGAAACATATGGGTGTTGCAGTTAGCAAGCTTTCAAGCTCAATCTCCATTCATGAGAGGAATGGGATTAGTTAGTGATGTAGGGTATATTATTCTAGAATTAACCGTAAACAATAATGGAGACATTATAGAGTTTATTCCAAGGTATAAAGCACTATATGAAATGATCATAGAATAGGTGCAACGTGGGGAAGTTGCCAAGACACAACCAATAAGATATGTTGCCTCCTGCTTATCTTGCCAAATGGTGTCTTTAAAATAGTTAGCTCAAGTATCCCTAAGGGGACTTGTTGCGAAGGTTTGTTAGTCATCCTAAAACTAACGCACATAGCCCATAGGCTATACACAATCATCCACAACTCTTAGTGGAACGCTATGGAATACAACTATCCTTTAGGTTAGCCAAGAAGAGATAGGAATACATAGCAAATATTTATTATAAAGGAGTTAAGAATGGCAAGGGAGTTTGCTAAACCATTTTACAATGGAAAGTTGTGGAAGAAATCTAGAGCTTCTTTTATTAGTATTCGTAAGTCTATAGATGGTGGGATATGCCAACATTGTAAAAGTCGATTAGGTTATATTGTTGACCATAAAATTGAGTTAACACCTGATAATATCAATGATCCAAACATATCCTTAAATCATTCTAACTATCAATACCTATGTACCATCTGTCACAACATAAAAACGTTTGAAAAGAATAGTGCAATCAATCCAGGATTAGAATTTGATGATTATGGAATGTTGGTAAAGAAAGAATACCCCCCATATTAAATTATTAAAAAGGGGAGTATGAAGACCGGTGGTGCAGTCAATTAAAATGCACAAGTCCTCGCGAACCCCCCCTCCCCAAAGGTAAACTGATTTAACTTGATTTAAAGAAAGAAAGGAGAATTATGAGAGAGATGACTAAAGAAAAGCGGATTAAGAAAGAATCTAAAAGACTTAGAACAATCTTTCAAAAAGTCCCTTCAAATCAAATGATATTACTCGATGGTGTGTTTGAAGAAGCATCAAATATTAGAATTGTTTTACAGGATTTACGCAAGCAGTTAGATGAGACTGGTTGGGTTGAAATGTTTAGTCAATCTGCAGAGACAGAACCCTATGAACGTACAAAACCATCAGCAAATTTATACAATTCACTTAATAAAAACTATCAAAACTTAATAAAAATGCTTAAAGATAGCTTACCAAAAGACGAGAATCTAGATGTAGATGATGAATTTGATGATCTATGACAAATTATATTATTCAGTATTATGAATTGATTAAAAATGGTGAGTTAAAGACATCTAAGAAAATCGAAAGAACTTATAAGCATGTAATCGAAGATATCATTAACAATGAAGCTTCAGAATACTATTACAATGAAGATAAAGCTATTCGAGTTATTACTTTTATAGAAAAATATTGCAAACATAGCAAAGGAAAGTTAGGCGGAAAGCCTTTTATTTTGTCTTTATGGCAAAAAGCTATGTTATCCGTTATTTTTGGTATTGTTCATAAAGAAACTGACTTAAGAAAATACAATCGCGCAATGCTTGTTGTTGCTAGAAAGAATGGAAAGAGTACATTGAGTGCAGCCATTGGATTGTATTTGATGATGAAAGATGATGAACCAGGAGCAGAGATTTACTCAGTAGCAACCAAGAAAGATCAAGCTAAAATTATATGGCTTGAAGCAAAACGAATGGTTAGAAAGTCAAAAGCACTTTCTAAAAGAATAAGATCTCTTGTTTCTGAGTTAGTTTATGATGATACTGATTCAATATATCGACCAATTGGAAGAGATAGTGAGTCGCTTGACGGATTAAACGTATCAGGCGCAACCATGGACGAAGTTCATGCGTGGACAGATATGAATATGTATGATGTCATAGTTGATGGTTCAAGCTCACGCGATCAACCATTGATAGTAATTACAACTACAGCTGGAACCGTTAGAGAAAATGTTTATGATCGTTTATATGAAGAAGCAGAAATGACAATTTTCTCTTATGACCAAAAAGAATACTATGATGAACATTCAATATTTTTTGTTTATGAACTCGATAAAGAGGAAGAATGGAAAGCTGAAGAGAATTGGATTAAAGCGAATCCAGGCTTAGGTGATATTAAGAAGATTGAAACACTACGAGAGAAAGTAAATAAAGCGTTGAAGAATGCAACTCTTGTTAGCAACTTGTTATGTAAGGATTTCAATAGAAGACAAAATGCTGGAGAAGCATTTTTTACTTTTGATGAAATTCAAAATCCATCAAAATTAGAATTTAACAAAAAAGACAAAAAGTTCAATGTTATAAATATGGAGCTCATCGAAAATGAGTGGGTTAAATCGCATGAGTATAGTATCAAAGCGCGTTATGGAATAGGTGGAATTGACTTATCAGCTACTACCGATTTAACATGCGCCACTATTATTTTTAAAGTAAGAGGCGACAAAAGACTTTATGTTCGTCAAATGTATTGGTTACCAAGTGAAAAAATTATGGAACGCACTAAAGAAGACCATGTTCCATATGATAAATGGTATGACCAAGGCTATTTGAGAGCTAGTGGAACAAATAAAGTTGATTACAAGGACATTGCAATGTGGTTTAGAGAAGTTCAAAGAGAAGAAGACATTTATGTTTATAAAATTGGATATGACTCATGGAGCGCAACCTATTTAGT